TAACTGGTGAACTTTTGGCTGTAGAGGTACTTGGGATAGTCCCCACCTTATTAAAACGTGAGATTGGCATCTTTAGCCTCCATACCTTAGATTAAGTGGTAATCTAGCACGATTCTTGAGCTTCATCTGTCTCATACCATACCTTGTTTTAAGGTTTGTTATAAAGGTTTCAGCTTTATTTTCATAGATTTGAGCATAATCGAAGTTGTCTCGTAGTCTTTCCGCTCGAGATAGGGCTAAGTAAACCAAAGCTTCACTATATTCATACGGTAAGACTGGCTCATCATCATCTTCTATCATCTCTGTAGGCTTTGCTAAGTATAAGTGCTGGATTGTGAACCTATTTTTCCAACATTTAGAGTTGTCTGAGTTGTCTACAAGTCTGAATAAAACCTTATTACCGAAGATTGTGTATTTATTAAATAATTTTGATCTAAAGAAAACCTCATAAGGTACATAATCCAGTTGTCTTTTATTGCCATCTTTATCTACTATAAAAATCATAAATGTTGATTGATAGTCTCGAGGTAAATCAAGTTCCGTCTCTGATGGAGAGACATCAAACTCGTCGACTTTCTCCAAGAACGTATGTTTATCTTCGCCTAAAATCTCAAACTGAGCTTCATTAAGAAACTCCTTAATAATATCATCAGAAAACTCCTCATCATTGAGTCTAGTCTTTACTCTTTTTACAAGATTGCTAAATGTGTAGTTCTCCAAAATTGAACCTATCACATCGCCATTAGTTTTAGTATAACACAAAAAAAGACACCCCTCGGCGAAGTGTCTTTTTCTTTTGTTTTAGCATCGATTAGGCGTAAACGACAGAAGCAACTGCGTTCTTTTTGCCGTTCAAGACGAATGCATCATAAAGGAAACGACCAGTAAGAACGGTGCCGTCAACCAATTCAGAGTCTGGAATGATACGAGTCTTCATAATTTGTTTAGCACCCAAAATAGCATCCTTATGCCACATGACAGCGTAAGTCTTGGTTGGCATGTAGGAAGTAGGAACTTTAACTACTGGAACACCATCAAGCTCACCGACAAAACCACGTCCAATGAGTTTGCTTATATATTCGGATCCGTGAGTAGTAGTGACGATATTATCCTTGATCATTGTGTAGAATTTTGGAGTCACGTATAGGACACGGCCAGCAACTGGAGCCTGAGCCTCGTCGAGAAATTCACTCATCTTAAGAACATCAAGGTAGGCTTTGCCAGCGGTTGCGGTGATTTTCTGGTTAACAGCGTTCGCGCCAGTAGCAGCAACAGCAATACGATATTTATCGATTTCTGGTGCGACCTGCTCCTGTAGCTGGGCTTTCATAATTACACCAGCGCGCTTAGCCATAACTTGCTGTTTAGCGTTACCATCATCAATCGTAAGTTTAAATGTGCGATCTTTGGTTAGGGTGTATGGAGTTACGACATCTTGTAGTTCGTTATTTCCACCATAACGGTCACCAGTAGCGGTGCGATCGTAGTCTTTAAGAGCTACGGTTGTTGCAGTATAGACATTGACGGTTTTTACGCCATCGAAGTCATAATTCTTATTAACAAAGTCATCGGTATATGAACCGTGAGAGAAAGCTTGATCAAGCTTATCTGAATATTTTTGGGCTAGATTAACAGCCATTTTAAATCCTTTCTAAATATTAATTAGCCAAGGAGTCCATCTAGGAATGGGTCGCTTTCTTCTTTATCACCGAATTGAGATGAGTCGGAAGATTGCATAGTAGGTCTTTTGGACGCTTGGCGAGCCGCCATTTCTTTTTTAATCTCTTCTTTGAGCTCTGAACGGATTGAATCTGTTTTTACAGTATTAGCACCAACGATTTTATATACATCATCAAGTGATAACTGACCATTAATCACCAACAATCCTTTGGTCATAATCTGACCGTTCTGAGGGTTGATTAACGGGTCACCATTTGCGTCTGTAATCGGCTGAGCTAAATATTCGACCATCTTCTGCTCTGCTTCAGGAGTGAGTTCTACAGATTGTTTCCACTTATTAGCGTCCATTTCTGCTTTCATCGCTCTAACTTCCGCTAAAGCTCTGATATCAGCTGGGGCGCTCTCGTCAACTGAGTTCCGTGTCATTTCACGCTCAAGTTGAGCTTTTTCTTGGGATTTCTTATAAAACTCTTTTTCAACATCTCGATACATCTTGGCAACTTTTTTAGCTGCATCTGGATCGTTAAGATCAATGCCTTTTTTGGTCAAAAAATCGGTAATGTCGTCATCAGTTTGCGAATCATTATTAGATTCGGCTGAATCAGCTCCTTCTTCTTGGTTATTAGATGTTGATTGTTCATCGGTTTCTTCGACTGCTGAAGGTTGATTATCTTCTACGGTTTGCTCGTTAGAGTCCTCAAAGATCATCTCTTCAGTTCCAGTTTCGCCTTCTTCGAACATTATTTCTCCTTTTGAGATTAATTGTTTATGTACGGACGGGTTTCGTTTAACCCGTCAGCCCAACTCTTTACACTTATGGCGATGTGGAGACCCTTGTCTCATTAATTTGTAATTAATTAAAGAGTTGGATTGACGGTCATGCTTATATCAACGATTTCGTCCTATCTAGTCTCTTCCTCCTTCAATTCTTTCTTCGCTTTCTCAATTCCGACCTGAATAAACTGAATTACTGAATCAATCCCGATAGCTCGATCAATCATTCTGGCAATCTCATCTTGTGGAACAACCATGGATGATTCTAGGTACGATTGTTTTAAACCAGCTAACTTTCCCATGAGTTTCTTTCCCACCTTAGAATCCCAAAATGTCTTCCATTCAATTGCAGTGATTTTGTCTTTTTCTTCGCTCTTAATATCCATATTTATTTCCTTCCATTTGATCACCTGCCATGGCCTCTTGAAGAGGCAATTCGGTATCTTGTGGTGTTACTTCTTCGCCTTGAGGCAATTGGCCCTGCTGCCCTTGTTCTGGTTGTTCAGGCGGCGTGATAATTTGCTCTATCTCTTCTTGTGTTAAATCTGGGAACATTTTTCTGAACATAATCTTTTTGAGTGCTGGCAAGTTGTTGGTTGGATCTTGAATTAGAATCTGATAGGCTTGAGTATAGGCTTCCTGTTCTTCAGAGCGCTGTAATTTGCGTTGAATGTCGAGAGTTATCATCGGCGTATATTCACCAAGGAACCGTCGAGGGTTAACTTCATCGAATGATACTTTGGCATCTCCCAAAGTCCTAACCCACATCTGTTCTGGAGCATAAAGCTGAATTAGCTTTAATACGATTTTTGCTTCTTGAAAGAAGAATTCATTGGCGAGTGTTTGAGCTTTTTCTTGAATCCTAGAATCCATTTGACCAAGCATATTCTTGATCTCGGTAGCAGTAGTACTACCTGTTGCACTAGCCCCCTTAGAGATACGACTAATAGCAGAAGATTCACGAATTTCATCTTTAATATTGAGACGTTCTTGTGAGATTCCGTTTGGAATCGCTGGTGGATTATTCCAAGACATCGCGCCTTGTGGTAATGGATAGATCTTACCTGGAGCTGGCTCCATATCATCAATCCACTCTGAGAACTTAGGGTCTAATGTCTTTTCTGGGTAAAGTGTGTAGAGTAAAGCCTCGATATTTAACTCAGTTAATTCGTTGAGAAGTTCTTGTTGATCTGCAATGATATCGACATCGGAGTCTCCGTAAGGTAGGGAGATATCAGCATAAATACGACCGTGTGCAAAAGGTAGCAATCCTTCAACTTTATCATCTTCTGAAATTTCCTCACCTTTTAGTTGTGCTTCAGCTTTCCTCTGTGCTTGTTGAGATTTAGCCAGAGCGTAATGTGGGTTTTCACGCTCTTCGATAATCGTGCTACGATTAGCAATAACTACGACATGCTTTTTTGTCCAGATTTCAATCAATTCGACTCGATCTTTATTATCGTCGATAGAACCAATCATCTGATCTTTTTTAGACTTATCATCATCCTCGTCTTTACCACCAGAAATAACTTCATCAAGGTTTTTATAGCGTTTTTTGTAGCTGCCTGTATTAAAATCATATATAGTTTCTTCTTCAAGTGATTTTTTATCAGCAAAAAACCTACGGCCAACATATCTCCAATCCTCGTAAGATGAAGATGACGGGTCAATAATCATATCCCTGATAGGAATATTTATTTTATGTACATAACCACCATCACGGTCTTCAATCCATTCATAAAATGCACAGAAATTACCAGTAATAAGCCCCTGTCTTCCATTTACCTTGTTTTTCTGTACCCAGTTATCGCGAAGTGCGAAATCTGCATAGATCTCATTTAATACTTTAGTGTCGGCTTCTTGATCAGGATGGTTCGGCACATAATTAACTAGAGGATTAGAATTAAAAAGTTCAGCTACGATTGTGTTAACGGCTGAATTGACCATTGGTACAAAAGTTTGAACAACACCATCGTGGCTACGCTTGACTCGGATATTGCGGTAGAGCTTCCAATTGTTCTCCCATTTTTGGTGGTAGTTCTGCTTTGCGTAGTTCCAGGAGCGCTCAAATTTACCAAGCCATTTCGTTAGCTTAGTGTCTTTTTCGCCAGATTGTCTATTTTTTTGTTCAGTCAACTTAAAACCGAACACATCGCCATTGCCCACATTATATAACATAATCGCTTTATCTACAATAATTTAGTACCAACTATCTTTAGTTTTTCTGAATGCCTTTGGTGTGTAGGATTTGAATTTAACCTTCAACTTAATATCTAATTGTTCGGTTTTAGCCATTAAAGCATAGATAAACGCTGAACTGCTGTGTGAAGACCAATCATGTTCAGGCTTGTTCCTTAAGAGCTTATTCTTATTATCATATTCATAATGATAGGCCCTTAGACACTCAAGACCACGTTGACATTTCTCCTCATCAAACCAACAGAGTGAGAATTTTGGACGTGCCACCAAATCAATATCATCCTGACCTAGGCTAAAATTAGTAGGTCTCAAAACTTCAATGTTATAGATTCCATGATTATTGAAGAATTCTACTCTAGTCATGCCAGTCTGTAATTCACGAGCTTTGGAGTCGTGCGGCAGAAAGTGTGTAGTATATTGATAAGGTTTATTCTGGATATATGAAATATAATGACCTAAATCTTCATTTGAGCCTTCATAATGATCAATAAAATGGATCTCATTACCAACGGTCTGAAAGAACCAAATTACGGTAGAATCACCGATACCTAAGTCCCACGCCGTATAAACACCAGTTGAAGCATCGTACGGTACTTTTGTGATTCGACCATCACTTCGTGCTTGAGCAAGCTGTTTGCCAAATACAGAGCCAGTCTTAGAGGTCATTGGTTCGCCTAGCCAAACATGTTCATACATTTCTGGATTATCAAGCCTCATCTTCTCTCGCTCTTCGATAATTTCCTTGCTAAGTAGGGATTCGATCGCATCTGAATTGTTTTTCTGGACGAACGTTCTGTCATCTGCTTTCTTAACAATTAATTCCCATACTGGGTCATTTTCAGTTAGTCTATTAAACGTCCAAATAAGTCGGCTTCCAGCCTTACGAATGGTAGGTACAAGTGTATTGATACTATCAGCAGAGACACTCTGGGCTTCCTCTATCCATACAATATCAATACCCTCGATAGACTTAATACTTTGCGAATTATTATGAAGCCCCTTGAAGAAGATCTCCGAGCCAGTCTGTTTATTTCTGATAATATCTTTCTGGACCTCCCAAGTGTTGAGCTTATATTTGGAAATTAAATCTGACAGAAGCTTATGTACGGAATCTGCAATTGAATTCTGAACCTCACGAGTACAGAGTATTCGCAATTTCTTGTTCATGCCTAAAATCAATAGTGATAAAGCGACTGAGGTTGATTTACCAGATGCACGGCCACCATAAAGTACAATATGCCTAAGGTCTTTATCTAGATCAAAAAGAACCTTAAATTCTTTAGGGATTTCAATTTCTAGTTGCATTTTTACCACCTTTATCTGAAAAATCTTCTACTACAATCTTGACTGAGCTAATCTTTTCACCACCTGACGTAATATCACGCTTCTCCGTGATGCGAGCTTTCAGCTTATTGTACTCAGCGATTGCCTTCATTTTGGCATGAAAATCTGCGTCCTGTACGATAAGCTTCTCAAGTTGTTTGTCGACGAATTGATCGTTTAGTCCATGAGCTTCGAAGATTTCATCGATTCGTTCCAAAATGTGAGGTTTTGTGAGGTTCTCATATGCACCAGCCCGAGCAGTTGTATACCACCCAGACTTACTGGTATCGACACCGTAAGCTTCAATGTAGCTTTGTACGCCATTACCAAAAAACTCTCTATCGCCTGCATAAAGCTGACAGAATAGCTCTTGTTGGGGCGTTAGCTTATGTCCGCTCTTAGTAGTGGGTTTCACGACACTCTTTCGTGATATTTTCTTTTTCTCTTTTTTCATCTACTTCCTTAAATACTCGTCAATAATTTGCTTACATTCGCTAAACCCAACCCCAAATTCAGCTTTATAGCCCCTCGCACGCAGTTTCTCAAGTGCTTCAGCCTGCTCGGCGATATGTGGTGTTCGCCATGAACCATCTTTTTTTGTAAGTTTCTCGCCGTCCTTCTTAATTTCGATATAAAGTCCACCTAGTGGTTTAATCTCTACTAGGCTATAGCCGCTTCCTAATACTGTCTTTACTTTTATTTCTTTAGTTTTGGCAATAAATAGGTCCGGATAGCCCCTTTCCGGATGTAGTCTCTTATGCTTCACCGCCTGACCCATTGTGAGTTTTAAATCTGCGGCAATGTCAAAGCGATAGATCACATCTGGGTATTGAAGCTGGAGATAGCGAGCGATTTGTTCATAGAGACTATGCTCGGAGTTATATTTTAGCAGTCTTCTCATAGTGTTCCTTAATATTTTCAATAATCGCTTGATACGCTTCAACCTTTACTTCTAATTCAGCACTTCTTAAAAATTCAGCAGCAACTTTTTCGTATAGTTCATTCGATAACTCGTTATATTTATCTGCTCTTATTGCATCACCTAAGCTATGTGTTCTCCCACTAAACGAACATTCTTCGTATGTAATTTTTGTACTATATTTTTGTAATAACTCTAAAATGTCTTTAGGCATTATCATACGTTATCGCCCTCCTTGATTACCCTATATCTTCCTTATTCATTTTATATTCATCTAGCACCTCTAACGGCGCATCCCTAAAGAATCTTCCAATACTAGATATTGTTGGGAAGAACTTAGTAACCTCATCGGGTTTAGACAACTCTGAAAAATCGTACTTAGAGGCGTATTCTAATATGTGATGCATTCTTAAAGCTCTAATCACAAGAGCTACCTGTTCTCTAGATGGCAGTGGAACTCCGCCATAAAACTGACTCTCTTGAATAATTGTTGGCATAATCCAGTCAACTATATTCTGCCCATTTTTCATTTCTTTTTTCTTATGTCCGGTATATGCCATTACTCCTCCTTTCTTGTGCCACATTTACCGCATTTACTATCTACCGTGTGCGTCATACACCAGCAGTCTTTGCAAAGGCTAATATCGTCGGATTTAGTCACATTAGTCCTATACTCTAGATATTCATATGGGCCATGTGTCTTATTATAGTAATCCATCGCCTCCTCAATCCCACGAGATTCACATATCATAGCCATTTTAAGAGCGATTGTAACTTCATTTGCATTTCGTTCTAACTTGGCTTTATCGTCATTCTGAGACAGAATTGCTTCAACTATTTGATTTATTGTCGATAATTTCATTGTTATTCTTTTCTTGTATCTCTTTATTAAGATTAAACTTCTTCTTTTTGCTTGCCATACGAATTTTTGCCCAGTAGATTTGCTTGTCGCTCTTAGAATGCCTAGAAGGTTTATGAGAACTAAGCTTTCCCCAATCTACTGGTACATCAAATTCATTCTTCTTCATTAGGACTATCCTCGTGGATATTACCAACGACTTCGCACCAGTCTGAATACTTAAAAAGAACATAATAACCATCAGGAACGTTATCCCAATAGATTGCCCATTGTCCATCTTTTACTTGTTTAACTACACCTTTAGTGTCGCTATTATGTTTAGACACGATATCCCTCTCATAAATCTCTTTACCGTTCTTGTCTTTTATCCCAGTATATTGCTCGATGATAAAGTCATCATTTTTTAAATAATCAGAAAAGCAATCCATACCGAGTTCGATCCTTTCCTCGAACTCATTTTGGATGTTATAAATCATTTTCTTTTCTGATTTATACCAAGCTCTAAACTTTAATTCACGCATCATATTTTATTTTTCCTTACTTTATATTTGATAGATAATCCATAGTTACCTCTAAAGCTTTCGTTGCCTCTTCTTCACTTCTCATCTCGCCCCAGTGGAATACTTTCTTGAATTGCTTATTCATATAAGAATAATATTTTTTCTTCAACTTCTTACTATGCCAGATTTTATCTAAGGCTCTATGGGCAGTGTACCTACAATTTCTAATATATTTAGTAGGAATAACTGGTTTTTCTTCTTGATAAACCCCTGCATAATTATGGCAATGAGGACATAAGTAAAACTTCTTAGAATAGAGATCTTTACGGTGTGGGTAGACTATATCTCCACCCACAATATCCGCTTCAATCTGTTTACCACATTCACAGCAGTATGCTTTAACTTTTTTAGTACTCATTATTTTTTCTTTCATTCTCTTTCTTTTTTTCTACCCTACCTAATAGCCGACTCGATATCACGTTTCATGTTTGGCTGAAGATAAGCTTGATCGCGAACTTATCTATAAGATAATCGACATGCACCATCTTATCTTCTATCGTACGCTTTTTGACCAAACACATATCGAATCGACTGGTAGATAGGGTAGATTTTATTAAAGTGCTTTATTTTTCTCCCATCTCATACTTACGAACTGTCTCCCATTGATCTCTGTGTTCTTTAAGGGACTCCCCGAGCGCTTCTCTTGTTTTAAAATAAATTGTTCCTGGATAGTATGTACTCCCACCAACGCTTACCCACTTGTGAAAAGTTTTACAGTAACAAGGACACCAATTCTCTTCACCATAAGAGAACTTCCCGCCCTCGGCATCATCTAATAAAACCTGACGAGCGCGGAGGTATTCTTGTTTTCTACTTAATAATTCTAACTCGTCTGTTTTTGCATAATTACCTGTGTTATGACGATATCTATCTATATTGTCACCATTTTCAGTATCAAAAGCTATTGAACCATCATCACTTATATATACATACGTTTCCCCATACGCAGCCCTCCACCTCTCAAACTCAGGAATCTCCTCAAACCAATCAGTTAGAATGTTTGGAAATTTCTCAAGCGTTTTATGATTGTAAGCCATAATATCTGACCCTTTAAGTCGAAGGCTATTATTGCTATCTAGATAGAACTCATCACCAGCATCAAAAGTTGGCAGTTCTTTCAATAGTTTGTATCTCTTCATTTTTACTCCTTAATTATTCACGGGAAACATTTCTGATCCCTCTGACTTGCGTGATATTGTCACCGCAATATCAATATTTTTAATACCTTTATCTCTAAGATATCTTTCTGTTTTCTTAATTTCTGCCAGACTCGTGTTCGCAATTCTGTGCTCAGAACCATCTGTAGCTTCATATCGAATTATGTAGTTAACTGGGAGAGCTGGCTTAATATGTTTTCTTTGTTTCATATTTTTTCCTTGGTCTGGGCGGGGATAACCGCCCAGTTAAGCATAAAATGTGGCTGCATCTATATTGACATTTGACTGGCTATTTTAAGGGGGTATATAGGTTTGCCAGCACCACAGTTTTATACTTACGTATTGATTCCCTCCATATCTATAGTTTCGACTTCAAGACCTTCTTTCGGCGCATCTGGATAATTCTTATCGCCATCAGATTGATCAATTTCGATTGCTTTCTGCATGTCTATTGAAAGTGGTGCATACTTGCTTAAAATTAGTTTTAGAACAGTCTTCTTAGCCATGGCATCAAAATGGTCTTTCCAGATTCCAGTGCCATACTTATAAGTTTGGCTAAATTTAGTGGCGTGTGCTTTGATCTCAGCAACACTCATATAGAGTGTCTGACGATAACCGTTCAATAATTCGAAATAAGCTACATAACCAGCGGTATTGAGTTGTTCTCGCTCGTTATCGTCATCTAACCAACCAAATTCTATCTCGCCAGTTAATCGGTTGCGGCTCTTAATTTCGCCTTCTTTAACTTCTGTAGTGTTAATAGTCTTGAATTGGCCAGACCTTTGTGCTAGTTGAATAAACCCCTTATAACCAATCTGTAGTTGTGGTACGCCTTTATAGGCGACCACATAGGCCTGACCTAGATTCTGGTTGAATGGCAGTTTGATCGCGGCTGCCATGAGACAACAGTTATAGAGTTTAATTGCATCACATTTTGCGAACTCTTGGCTTGAGTTAGCTAGAGTTAGAACTGAACTCATAAATTGCTGTGTACCAGTGCCTAATACATCTTGGGCTTTCTTCAAGAACTCTTGGTTATGGACCAAACCACTGATAGTGGGTTTATTTATCGTGACTTCCTTGTTAACGATAGGTTCTTTTTTTACTACTTCGTTCATAGGCTAAAATCTCCTAATTCTTCAACCTCATTTAGTGTTTTATTGTTATGCCAATCGATCTCTCGATCACCGAAGTTCTTAATATCTTCAATACATCTCGCAAGTTTTCTCTCGCCTGATTCTAGGAAGTTCATGCCTGCAATCATAACTGCAGTGCGGTATGGTGCTACTGTCTCTACGATGAAGAAGTAGAACTTGGTCAGGTTAGGATTACCAGTGAGAGCTGTGTAGTTTGCGGCTTGTAAGTCGTAGCACATTCTGTAGGCCTTGTACTTCCAATCCGAGAACTGTGCCGTGGTCTTTAGGTCACAAATTACATATCCGCCATTATCTAGCTTTCTGATAGAGTCTGCCTTACCTCTAATATCTATCCTGTTAACTTTCGCGAAAAGTGGCTTTTCGTTTTCAATTCCATCACCACAAAGTAGAACTTCGTATAATGGATGGGTCTTTACTGCTTCACAGATACCATTTAGCTGTTCAAAATCATTTTCTGTAATTATTGGCAAAGTCTGTTCGGCTTTCCACTCTCTAGCTTCTTTAGTGCGAAAATCTGAGTATGGACTAACCACAAACTGACTAGATGTTCCTTGCTTTAACAACTCGCCGTGAGCTAATTGACCGACATCTATTGCATTACCTGCTGGCTGAGGTAATAATCCTCTCTTTGAAGCGACTGCATAATCGATCCCGTCTGTGATGATGTTCTTCATCTGTGAATATGACCACTCTGGTCTTGCGTAATATTCAGCGTCTGTCATGCGTGCCTCCATTGTTCTGAATCTAGATATCGACTCTCCTCTAGAGCTTCTTGATCTGCCTTCATGATTCTTAGGCTGATCTTATTTGCCAGTAGCTCCATAATCTTGCCTGCAAGCTGCTCTAATTCTGCTGAGTATCCATACTTTTCAGATAAGAGATCTAGCAGATAGTCTTGCATAGTACCATCGTAAACTTCTGAGTCATCAAAGGCTTCAGGAGTTACTGGATAGTAGTGAGATTTGAATAACTCCTCTTCAAGATCTAACTCTTTGATTAATTCTTCTGCTGTCTTATCCATTACAAAACCCCCAGTGCTTTGGACTTACGCTCTGCTTCGTTAAATACTCGAATCGCTTTTCTACTTAGCCTATAACTCCTACGAATTCTGAAGATCGTACGGATAATTAAGAGTAGGTCTGATCGCTTAGTTCTAGCTAAGATATTGATGATGTCTTCGTACGATTCGATGAGATTAACGTCATCGATATTGATTTTCTTTACGCGTTTCATTTTGCGTCCTCGAAAACTGGAATCCACCCATTGACATACATCATAAACATCACGATTGCTGCCCCGATTACATTTGGTACTAGTGATTCCCCCTCGCTGATAATCATCAGCATTCCGATAGTAGTTAGTGCAATTCTGATAATTGCCTCAATTGGATTAATTTGTTGTTTCATTTTTCATGCTCCTTTTTTTGATTATCAAGAGAAAGCGAGGGCGAAAAGCGTTTTTGAGTCATATTTAAAACAAAACAAAAAAACAACAAATAAAACACACTTATTGTTAAAAGGGTGATAAATTAAAAATCTTCCTTCTATTATCTATTTGTAGAGGTACTATGAGAACTTACTCCGTCCATCTGGGAGTCTCGCCCTCGGTTACTCTCGATAATCGATTTAAATTTAATTTTCCAAATTTTTAATGGTCTAAAACTA